GAGATAACTGGCTTCATAGGATGGGCTGTTATAGTTTTCTGTTTCGCTTACGGTATTTTCATTACTGTTAAATTTGTTTTGGAAAGTAACGGGATAATATAGTATATTTGTGGTATACGATTCGCTTCGACATTATACGAATCAGACATTAAAAGTCTAGTCATTTGAGAAAGTTACAGAGGTCGAAGCCTGTAATAAGTACTGAATGGCTTCTTTATTTTATATGGAATATTTAGAATTTTTAAAATCGAAAAACAAAACAACGGTAGAATCTGGATTTGAAATTCAAGATGAATACCTTAATGCAAAACTATTTGAGTTTCAAAAATTCATAGTTAAAAAAGCGATTAAAGCAGGTAAGTATGCAATTTTTGCCGATTGTGGACTTGGGAAAACTTTCATGCAGTTAGAGTGGGCTTCATTAGTTGCAACTCAAACACAAATGCCAGTTTTAATACTTGCTCCGCTTGCAGTTGTAGGACAGACAATAAAGCAAGGTGAAATGTTCGGCATTGAAGTATTCGAATATAATTTTGATGCGACTCCGTGCTTAAATGAGCCTGCAATTTTCATTACAAATTACGAGCAACTTGAAAATATTGATTGTTCTATTTTCGGAGGTATCGCACTTGATGAAAGCTCAATACTTAAAAACTTCGAAGGTGCTACAAAAGAATTAATCATTGAAAAGTTCTTGCACACACCTTGTAAACTTGCATGTACGGCTACGCCAAGCCCGAACGATCCAATGGAACTTGGTAACCATTCAGAGTTCTTAGGAGTAATGACACGCAATGAAATGCTTGCTATGTACTTCGTTCATGATGGAGGCGAAACTGCTAAATGGAGAATCAAAGGACACGCATTAAAACAGTTTTACAAGTTTGTTGGTACATGGTCTATAATGCTTTCAAAGCCTTCTGATATTGGTTTTGATATGGATGGGTACGCATTACCGGTGTTGAATTTAGTTTTTACATCAAACTTAGGTTCGTTGTCTTTCCATGTTGAAAGCCTTCTTGATCGACTGAATGCTTTCTCCATTTCAAACCTCATCTTTTTACCTCCGTCATTGTGCTCTGTCCAATATTTAAAGAATGCTGTTAACGTAACCCTTCCATACTTGTCTAAAAACGGCTCCAATGATAATCCAAATTCTTTTTTACGTTCTTCCAAAGTTTTTGGAGTGGGCGATTTTTCGCCAATATTATCCTTATCTTTTTCTTTATTATTATCCTTATCTTTATAGCTAGGATTTTGCTTTAGCTTTGCTTTAGCATTGCCACCCTTAGAGCCTGCACTCTGTCTAGCTTTGCGTTTCTCAGATAATAAATCGTACTGCATATTTAAAAACACAATTTCTACTTTATCGTACCTTTTTTGTAAAATTTCTATTGCTTTGTCGTTAATTCTTTCAGGTGCGTTTAAGTCCATGTGTTACGCTGTTGGCTTAATTATTTTTGGCGTTCCTAAAATGCGCCTTGCATCTTCAAGTGAAATACCGTAAATCAAATCTAATATACCAACCGCAGCACTATAATCTGTAATGCCTTCAGATACTGATTTTTGAATTTCAAGAATACCTTGAACGCCACCTACTGAACCTTTCAAATTCGCTTTAGCTTCGGCTTCAATGTCATTAGCTACGGGCGTGTTAAATTCATCCATATTAACATCGGGTAATTCAAGCATCGCAACCGCTTCGAACCTTGGCGCTAACTTTGCATCAATAGCATTCTTAATAGTAGTGTAATCGCTACCCATAATATCAAAACCTTCATCATAATAAAGTTCGGTAACAGCATCAAAAACAAATTGAGCGCTAATTGCATCCTTTTCGGTTATTTGGCCACTTGCTAAAAGCTGTACGCGTTCATCTACTGTATAAAGATAAGCGCTGTTATACATAGCGCAAATGGTCGCTATTTGGCGTGCAACAGCATCGGCATTATAACGGCGGTCAACATAGCTAATATATGATTCGTAACGTATCGCAGTTGGTAAGCCTTGCTGTGATAATGCAAATTCTGCCATTAGTTCCGTTTCGGTTTTCAAGTCAAACGAAATCGGCGCGTTTACCATTATCGGGCTTTCAGTATCCATAAATACAATAGCCTGAATAATTTTTAATACATCTTTATAACGCGCGTAAACATCATCACTAATTTTACCTACTTCGATATATTCTGGTTCGCGGTCCATTTCTTTAGCCACGCCTGATTGTGCCGACTTTAAAGAACGGTTTATATTTAACACTTGTTCGGCCTTACCTAATGCTTCGGTTGCTACCTTGTTAGTTTCTTGAATCGTGCTAACATCGGGGCTATAATATCTAATCGGTTCTACTTGCTGTTTATCATTATCGCCAAACTTCGAAGTAGTAGGGTTTAGGTTATATGCTGCAAGCGGTGTTATGCTTAATGTTTTGCCATGGCCTAAACAAGTTCTACATGTTATGCTCGTGTCATAATCGTTCGGGTCAGGAACGCGCCCAACACCATTACAACTATTACAGTCAACCCCTTCAACAAATTTAATAGGGAAGCATGTCGCAAGCATAACCGATTTATGCTGATTGTCAAAGATAGCAGCATCGTTAAGATAAGGTATTGCAGGGCTAAAATCAGACTTATAAATTTTAAACGTATTGCCATAAGAATCATATTTAGGAACAACGCGACCGCCTAAAGCAACCCAAGGCATAATGCCGCTGTTATGTTCGTAGATAACCTCAAACATTGTTTTATCACCATACGCGCGGGCTTGGGCGTAAAACATATCAGTTACGATGTGATAATACAAAGGGTTTTCAATGCCTAATGTAGCATATTTATTTTTGCTTATGCCTTTATATATTAGTAGTCTATATTCAGGGTCGTTAAAAACAATCCTATCAGACTGAATAACTTTCATGTCAATGTTAACGCGTACATTATCTGTTTCTATACCTTCGCCTTTAGGTTCAATTAAAAGAACGGCGTTTGGGTCAAGTACGCGGTTCGGAATAAATACAGAAAATATAAAGTTTTGTAAATTAGATTCGCCAAACTTTTCATTTTCGGCAAATTCTTTCATATCTGTATTTTCAAAACGTACAGAATGTTTAGCAGAACTTAGAAGCCTATGCAGTTCGGTAATAGCTTTTACCAATGGCGATTCTGTTTTTGGCTGATACGTATTTTTTCTATATGCTAATATCTGTTCATCCTCATTTGGAAATGCTTTGTCCAACGCGGGCGGCACTTCACCGTAGAAGTGAGGTTTAATACTTTCATAAATACGTTTCCAATCGGCCCGAAATGGGTGCACGGGTGGGTTTAGTATTGTAGCATTTACAGTATTTAAAAATTCGTAAAACTGTTCTATGTTCATTCTATTTGATTTTAAATAGGGCGGCTACGTTATATAACCGCCCTTAAAACTATCTATGGAGTAACAGTAATAACAAGTGTACCAGTAACACCCGAAGCGTCATTAGCCGTAGCGATTACAGTAACAGTACCCGCGCCCGTAGCAGTAAGCAAACCGCCTACGCTAATAGTTGCAGTTCCCGAACCGTTAACAACTGACCATGTAACAGTAGCATCAGTAGCATTCAATGGCAGAATAGCCGCAAGCATTTGCAACGTAGCACCATCGGCAACAGTAGTAGCACCGCCAAAGCAATAGAAATTTTACAAAAAAGGTACGACAAAGTAGAACCTAAATTTGTAAAAGCTGTAGTTGCGTGGATTGAAAAGTTTAGAACAAGTTCGGGTAATTTAGTTCGAAGTAAAGAAAACATTAGCCGCCTTAGTACATTTAAACGTGCAATAGAACGCTATCTAATACAGTCGGGGTATAATGACATGGTAAGCGGTTTTTTAGGTAATTTTGATACGTTAGCAGCTGAACAACAAAACATTCAAAGCGAACTAAACGGATTAGATATTACAAAAAGTTTTTTGAATCCTTTTAAACGGTGGGCGGTAAATAATGTAGTTGCTGCCATGCAAGGTCAAGGACTAAGTACCGCCTTAATAAACCCGCTTAAACAAGAATTATTAGTAGCCGTTAACCAAGGTAGTAGCCTTACCGATGTAGTTACTTCTATTGCTGGTCAACTAAGTACTACTGAAGCGCGACAAGGTGTTTTAAAACGAATATCTTTGCAGGCTTCGCGAGATGCTTTACTGCAATACGATGGCGTGGTAAATGAAGCGGTGCGCAAAGTTTATAAAATGGATGCGCTGTTATACGTTGGCAGTATTGTTAAAGATAGCCGCGCGCAGTGTGAAAGATGGGTTCAAGAAACAAAAAACGGTAAATTAGGGTTACTTTTGTTTGAAGATTTAGAAGATGAAATAAGTTGGGCTGAAGATAACGGTACGGGTATGATACCAAATACAACGCCCGAAAACTTTTGTCAAAATCGCGGCGGTTTTAATTGTAGGCATATTGCTTACCCTGTTAGGTCCGCTAATTATAAAAAAGATTAACACATGAAAAACTTTCAAAAACTACTTAAAGACCGCGGTTATTATTCGGGCGCCATTGATGGTATAGTTGGACCGTTAACACTTGCAGGTACTAAACAATGGATTGATGCCGAGATGAATATACGTGGTTGGGTTAAACCTGTTACCGACCTTGTTTGGATTCGTACCGACCAAATATTTGATAATAAGTTTGCCGATTACTGCATTAGGTTTAACAACCGTGTAGCCGATATGATTTTACCATGCAGTACAACGCCGGGTGATTATATTATATTTAACCCCTTGACCGTTGGCGGCATAACAGGTTCGGCGGTTGCATGTGAGCAGCAAGTAATAGCATCGCATAAATTCGTAACCGCGCCTAATTGGAAACACCTTTGGTTAAATGCGCCTTACTTTTATCAAGCTGGTGCTATTGAGATTTGGCGCGATGCCAACAAAGACCGCAAATTAGATAAAACCGTTAAAACTAAAGGTTGGTACGGAATCAATTTTCACCGCGGCGGCATAGGCCATGCAGTAGATAACTGGTCCGCTGGTTGCTTAGTAGTGCCTGATGTACGTTGGTTTGAAGCTATCAAAATATTTCAGCCTAATCAGTTAATTAATTTTACTCTAATAGAATGTTAGTAATAAAAGCAAAGCATAAAACAAACGGTACTGAATACCAATTTACACCAACGCAATGGTACGCAGAACAGCAAACAGGTAACTATAATTACTTAGGCACTATTCATGTAGCCGAACCATCACAACCGATACAAAGAACTGTAACCCCAAAACGCGGCTGCGGCTGTGCAAATAAACGTAAATAATATGGCACGATTTCATAAATTCGTTATTCATCTTGAAGCGAATGAAGAAAACTTAACACTTGAAGAACTGCAAGCTGATTTTGAAGAAGCGGTTAAAATAGAAGACTATAAAACAGCCGCTAAAATCAGAAAAGATATAGACGAACGTTTAAAATCAGATATAGAACCTGAATGTATTATTGAACTTGAAGATTATTGCTATATTGATTTGGATGAAGTAGCAACGTTCTATAAATCAGAATGGGAAGATGGCGAAAAATTTACAAAGGTTATTTTAAAGGGCGGTTTTGAATTACCGTTAGCCATATCATTTGATGAATTTACTAAATTATTTTTTAAAGATTAAACACACATTGAAATGTTAGACAAATTTGTAGAAAAATTGGGCATTGAACCTGAACTGCTTCAGAAATTAGAAGCAAACGAAATTACATTAGATGAAGCCGTAACAGGTTATGTATCTAAACTTGAACGCACCGTACAAGAACGTTTAGGCAAACAGATAGAAGAAGCTAAAAGCGCGGAACTATTTGGTGCTGCATACGCGAAAACAGAAAAACAGATTGCCGATGCTTTTGCAATAGACCTAAAAAAATATGAAGCAATTGATAAAAAAGATAGGTTTAAAACTATTGTTTCTGATTTAAAGAATAGCCAATACGAAACAATCGAAAAGCTTAAATCTGAATACACTTCAGCCGATGCGCAAAAGTTGCAGCAATTAACCCAACAGTTAGAATTAGCCAACGCCAAACTAACAGAAAAAGAAATGCTAATGCAACAAGCCATTAAAGAAGAACAGGGCAAATTTCAAAGCTACATTAAGAATCAGCAAATAGATAAGGTTCGCGGTTCGTTAGTTGAATCTGTAAAAAATGCACGTTTGATGCCTAAAGAAATGCGCGCTATCTTAGAAGCCGAAATACGTGAACGTGGTTTTGATTTTGAAATTGATACAGATAGTAACATTTGGGTTAACAAAGATGGAAACCGCGTAAAGCACCCATCTAAGCCAACGGAAAACCTAAAGTACGAAACGCTATTTGAAATTATAGCAGCTGAGTACAATTTTGAAAAACAAAGTAATGGCGGCCAATCTAAAAGTTTTGAAATAGATGAAAAAACAAAAGGCGGCATTCACCCCGCGCGTTTGAAATATCTACAAGATAATAATTTGATTTAGTTTGTAAGTTTAGGCAGTTCGAAAGGGCTGCCTTTTTTAGTATGAAAAATAATATTAAAAAATTATAAAATTATTTATTTTAAAACATCTTATCTTTGCAGTAACGACCTCTCACAAAAATAGGTACTACGGTACAGAAAAAAACAGTACGCACGGCAGCGTGGTAAATGCCAAACAAAAAACATTTTTCTAAAATTTAATATTCTTTAAATGTCAACTATAAAACTCGCTGATGCGTGGAAAATTATAGACATATCGTTGAATAATAACAACGGTATGCGCTCTATGCCTTCACCTAATATCGGCCTTTTGCAATTGCTTGTTAGTGCTGCAAACAAATCAGCATCACAGGTAAAACTCGGTAACGTACAAGCTGTTGAACAAGGTAACGGTAAAGTTTACAAAGTAACACGCCGTTTCTTTCCACGTTTGGCCGAATCTACTAATACAAGCCTTGAATATTGCCCTACTGATGGTGATGTAGTAAAGCCGTTGTATGATGAAGTAGAAATCAAAAATAAAACGGTTTCTCAGAAAATCAAAATTGACGATGAGTTAATCCGTTGTATTAAAGAAAACCGTGCTGATTATCAAAACAGCTATGTTAATGAAGTTCTAAGAAATCACATTAACAGACTTGGTAAAGAAGTTTCTACAATTGTAGCAAATGGCGGTTTTGTTGGTAACTTTGTTAAGTGCGATTGTGCTGACCCTGCAGTTACTTCTAAGTCTTTGCCTTTGTTCCTTTCAAGTGGTTTGGGTATTAACCCTGTAGGTGAATCTATCTTAGATAGCGACCGCAAACAAGCCGAAATTGAACAACAGCTTATTTTGGTAGGTGGTACTTTACTTGACCAATACCGTAAAGCACGCCAAATTGCAAGCGGTAACGATGCTGGTTTTGATGCTTCATTACTTGATATTACACGTTCAATTTTCTACGATACTAACTTAGGTGCTGCATTTGGTGACCCTAACGATATTATCGCAATGGCACCTGGTGCACTTCAACTTATCACATACGCAAAAAATAAAGGTCAATTCACTTATGACTTTGAAGACCAAATGCGTACTACAGTTGTTGACCCTTGGTTAGGCAT